CAAATGAAATAGTAATCAATACTCAAGAGATGGAAGCATATAATCCAACAACAAATGCACTTGCTAATAGGCAAGTGGTTGGTGATTATTCAAAATTCAAACTTGATAGTGGCGAGAATGACTTAAGATTTAGTGGTGCATTAACCAAAGCAACAATAACAAGATATGTAAGGTGGTTGTGATATGATAAAACTTTTCGACACAACCGACAATCTATTTAGTTCTAATGGTGATAAGATTATTCAACCAACAAGAGCCATAGTTCATAAGGAGGACAATGGCTCTTATTATTTGGATCTAGAGTGTTCACTTGATTATATTGATTGGTTAACTCCAAATAGAATAATAGTTGCAAATACACCTCAAGGAAATCAAGCATTTAGAATAACAAATGTAAATAAGACTAGAAGCAAAATAACATTACAAGCAAATCACATCTTTTATGATAGTGCTAACTATGTAATCAAAGATAGTTATGTAGTAGAAAAGAATTGTAACGACGCACTTGACCATCTTAACAATGCAACTGATAATGATAGCCCTTTTACAACAACGAGTGATGTTAATACCATTGCAAGTTATAGATGTGTAAGAAAATCATTATATGAAGCAATTCAAGTTGTATTGGAAAGATGGGGCGGACATTTAGTTCGAAATAATTTCGATATTAAGATAATGAACTCAATTGGCAATGACAATCAAGTTGTTGTTAGATATGGGAAGAATTTGAAAGGCATTCAAGCGAGTTATGATTGGAATGCAGTGGCAACAAAATTAATGCCTGTTGGACAAGATGGTTTACTATTACCGGAAGAATGGCTATTTAGTGAAATCCAATATGACATTCCTTACACAAAAGTAATTTCATTTGATCAATCTAATATTGAACAAAGTAATTATGAAGTAGATGGTGAACTTGACGAAGACGCTTATCAACAAGCATTAATTGACGATTTAAGGCAAAAAGGCAATGAATATTTGGAAACGAATTCCGTTCCAATGGTTAATTATACACTCGACGCCAATTTGGAACGCATTAGTGATGTCGGTGATACCATAGAAGTTATTGACGAAAAATTAGGCATTAATATTATGACTAATCTTATTTCATTTGACTATAACTGCATATTAGATAAATATGAACAATTAGAGTTTGGAAACTTTACTCCAAAACTAAATGATTTAATGGGAACAATTGCTGAAACAACAAACAAAGCAATTGACGAAAGCAATGCTGTTTTAAGAGTTTCTTTATCTAACGAATTACAAGAGGCAACTGACCAAATTTGGAGTGTCTTGGGTAATTCGTACATTATCTATGATGGTGATAAGATACTTGTTCTTGATAGTCTTCCAAAAGAAACCGCACAAAATGTAATTATGATCAACGCAGGTGGAATTGGTTTTTCAAATACAGGAATTAACGGAACATTCTCAAGTGCATGGACAATAGACAATGTATTAAATATGCAAAACATTAATGTTATAAATCTAACCGCTGACTTAATAAAGGGTGGTACATTAAAATTAGGCTCAAATTTGAACCAATATGGACAAATTGAAATATACAACGAAACAAACAATTTAATTGCTGAAATGAATAAAAATGGTCTTAAAATGTATGGTGCTGATGGTTCTTATGTTTTAATGAACAATCAAGTTGGATTTGCGGGTTATGATAGAAATGGCAACAAGATCTATTGGGCTGATGGCGACGCATTCCATATGAAAAAAAGTGAAGTAGAAGAAGAAATCACATTATGTGGCAAAATGAGATATATTCCAATACAAATATCAAGCAATGGAACAATTACAAATGATGGAATTGGATTGGTTTCAGTTCTTGGAGGTGGTAATTAATGGCAATATCAAAAAGCAAATCAAAAACAATATATGCACCTGCTTCTTCAAGTTATGGTTATACTTTGAAAGTTGAATTTACTGAAACAAGCACATCAAGTGCGAACAATACATCAACGATAAGTTGCAGTGCTTCAATAGGTGCTTCTAAAATTGCTTATAGTGTTTCAGGTGGTGGAACATTAGCAGTTTATTGGCACGACAATAATACTAACCAAGATACTTTAGTAAAATCAATTGCTGTTGACAAATGTGGTAATGGTGGTGACGCCAACTATGGTACAAAGACCGCAAGCGGAACAATAACATCACTACATAAAAGTGATGGAACATTGTCAGGTTATGCAAAAGCAGTGTTCACTAAAAACAAATCAAATTCTTATATTCCGCCAACAAGTAATGTTTCAACTGACAACACTGCATTGACTTCTATACCTAGACAAGCAACAGCAAATTCAGTTGCAAACTTTACCGACGAACAAAATCCCGTTTTGAATTACACAAATGGGGCAGGGACAGCGGTTTCAACATTACAAGCAGGTATTTCATTAACAACAAGCCCAACCAATCCTGAAATCGCTTATAGAGATATTTCAAAGACGGGGAATACATACACATTTAATTTGACCGATACTGAAAGAAATTTAATTAGAAATTCTATACCAAATGCAAAAGAAAGAAATTTATTCTTCTATGTTAAGACAATATTAAATGGCGTGACATATTATTCGTATGCTGTTGGCAAAGTAAACATAGTCAATGCAAATCCTAGCATAGACACTATTTCATATAGTGACATAAATTCAACAACAACTGACTTAACTAATGACGATCAAATAATTATACAAAATCAAAGCACATTGCAATTCCAAATGTATGACATTGTTGCTTTGAAAGGGGCGTCTTTAGCAAGTTTATCAGTAAATATAAATGGAAACATCAAAACGACAACATATTCAGGAACTGCTGTTTCTTCAGCAACATATAATTACAACGAAGTTGATGTTGCTGACAACACTAATGCTGTTTTGACAATAACTGACACAAGAGGATTTTATTCAACATATAATGTGCCATTGACAATTTGGGAATATTATCAGCCAACCGCAATTATTACTGAAAGTCGAGAAGCCAACTTCTATACTGAAAGTAAAATTAAAGTTGACGCTGATTACGCACCTCTTGATGGATTGAATACAATAACAATTCAATTTAGAACAAAAAAAATAAGTGATAGCACTTGGGGTGCATGGCAATCAATTAACGACAATGAAGAAACATCATTCAACGCTGATAATCAATATGCTTGGGACATACAAGTCAATTTAGAAGACGCACTTGGAACAACTAACACATATACAATCAACAACGCATTAGATGTTGGTATTCCGTTGGTGTTCTATGATTTATTAAGAAGAAGTGTTGGAATTAACGCAATCCCTGACAATGACAACGCCTTAGAAATAGAAGGAAAAGTTGTTATCAATGGTGTTGATGTTACTGAAGACACAGGTTGGTTAACATTACCATTAGCAAGTGGAATTACTCAAGGAACATACGCAGGAACTCCACAATACAGGAAAATAGGGAAGCACGTTTTCTTACGAGGAAGTATTTCATTCACTGCAGCCGCTAATGTAACGATCGCAAATCTTCCGGCAGGTTTTTACCCGCCTAATGTTTTTTATAAGATGGCTGCAACAGGTGGTGCTAGAATAGCAAGAATAGAAATAAATTCAAGTGGTGCTTTTAATTGCGATTGGATCTATAACATGGGTGGCACTCAGGTTACAAGTGGAACAATTGCATGGCTAGACATTAACATGGATTATTTTGTAGAATAGGGGTTTTATTATGAAAGAATATATAGAAGCAATCAAAACAAGCGAATGTTTAAGATTGTTGATAGTGTTTATAGTTCTTGATGTTATATTTGGAATATTAAGAGCAATAAAAGAACATGAAATTAATTCAACAATTGGAATTGATGGAATAATTAGGAAGTTTGGCATGATTATTGCAGGAGTAGGGTTCTTGGTAGTTGATTTGATGGTAGGAGTTAATATGATTGGTTTCTTACCTCAAGCGGTTAGAGAATACCTCCCACTTCAATCAATAGGTGTTTCTTCATTCTTTAATATTTTGTTCATCATATTTGAAGCACTTTCAATCTTAAAAAACATGGTAAAATGCGGAATGCCAATTCCAAAGAAAATACAGGTGTTACTCAAAAGACTTCTTAAAGATTTCACAAACGAAATAAAGGAGGAAGAAAAATAATGGCATATCAAAGAGCATATTTCCCAAGTAAAAAAGTAAGTCTATCTCAAGGTTATGGCTTACTTTCATTTTCACACCAACATACTTATGCTTTGGATCTAGGAGGTTCACAAAAGTTATTTGCACCATTTGATTGCATAGTTAAGAAAGTTTATGCGCCAAAGAAAAAAGATGGCAAATTAGACACAAGCCATTCTTTTGAAATGTGGTTAGTAAGTAAGAACAAAGTGCTATGTTCCAATGGTTATTATGGAAGAATAACGATTGCTATAACACACCCAAAGGGAATTTCAAAGTTGAAAGTTGGCCAAGAGTTCAAACAAGGCGCTAGTCTTGGAATAGATACAAGTGAAATGACAGGTGTTAGAACAGGAAACCATTATCATTTAGAAGTTGGACTTGGTATTCAAGGTGGTTGGGACGCAAAAGTTCTTAAGAAGTATGGCAAATATGTTATACCAAACGCTGTCCCTCCTCAAGAATATTTATTTGTTGAAGATAAAGCAACAATAGGAAACACAAAATATAAACTTAAGAATTATAAGTTCATAAAAGAAAAAAATATTACTTATAAAGTCAAGGGTGTTCCTAGTGAACCATTATTCATAAGAGAAGAAAAAACAAACAAAATTGTTGGTAAATTATACAATGGAAACGATGTTTTGAAATTCAACAATAAGACAAGATGTTTAGTTTATCATTATGAAGCATTAGGGTTAACATATAAGAAATATCTTAAGAAGTAATGTTTCCCACAATTCACATTGTGATTGATATATAATACAATTATGAAAGGTTTTTAGATAACCAAAATCCCAAACCTTTTGATGTAGTTGTAGGGTTGTCTTAATGGCAACCTAGAGCATTGAATTAGAAAGGTAGGTATCACTCTACCTATTCAGTGTTCTAGGGTACTATTAAGTACCAATGGACTGAAGAACACCTAGATTAGGTATGCTATCTAGTTTATAGGTAGCATTAGAGTAAAAATATTTGACAATATCTTGACCAGAGGCACTAGTTTAGATACTTGCGAATAACGGTGCTGATTTATAGTTATATAAATGGTTGAATAAGCAAGAGTATATTTATTCTAATGGTACTTATAAAGTACCAAAAGTGTTGACACGATGTTCGAACATTAAATGCTAGAGGCTGTCAACTCTAGCCCGTAGGTAAAATCGTAGAAGAAGCCCAAGTAGGCATTCACACTCCTTTCTAAGATATTATTATTAAATAGCAAAAAGGGAACTCCTGACAAGTTCCTTTTTTGGTGCGCAATAATATGAAATAGAAAGAAGGGAAATCCTCCTAACAATTAAAATATGTGATTACCCATGAGTACGCTTTTTATATTTCATGTTTCAACTCCATCATTCAGCACCCAAAAGAAAACTAGGTTTCGACCTAGTTCTTTTTTTGTGCGCAAAATTTGACAAAAATAATAAAAGCAATTAAGATACAGCGTTCCAAAAGGGGAGGTGATATGGTGATCCAAATGATATATCAAAAAGCAAATGGCCAACTTGTGTTTAGAATTAGAACAACCATTCCACCTTATAAAATAGGTGATAGAACCTCAATGGGGTGGATTGTAAAAGACATCAGGTACAAATACAAGGACAAGTTCTTGACAAGACATGATTTTGATGTGGCAATTGACAATGATTGGAAGAAAGACAAAAAGAAAAAACAAATAAAAGAAAACCTATTAAATTTATATAAGTATATTGTATATAGTACAAGTCTTTTATTATTATTTAGGTTATTTGAATTGTCTTTTGTTTACAATATCGCATAAAAAATAAAAATATTGTATTGACTTTGGACAACAGGGTGATATAATTAAGAAGAAAGATACAAAGAGAGTATCACTTTTATATCACACCCAAGGTTAACATAATATATAATTCAAGAACTTGAGGTTGTGATATAAAAGTCACAACCTTTTTTGTTATCTAAGAAAGGAGTAAGCAAATGAAAAAGAAGCACAAAATCTTGTTTCCAAAATTAGAGTATGAAATGTTGATGCAAGGAATTACTCAAAAGGAACTAGGGAAGATCATTGGAGTATCTCAACCAACGATTGCTAGAAAGTTGTCAGGGGAAAGCGAACTAACAATTGGTGATGTTGAAACTATATGTGATTACTTCAACAAAGATTATTACGAATTATTCAAATAAAAAAAAGAGGACTTATGAAAGCCCTCAACACAAATCGAACTTATGAAAAGAAGTTCGATAACAATATAACACAAATCGAAAGGAAAATCAAATTATGAAATTAAAAAGAGGAGTTCAGTGGGTTTTGGAAGTAGTTGCAGTTATGAGTTTCATTCTAATAGCAACCACATTAGATAGTGAATGGAGTGTTCTCTATCTAGTATTTACATTAGTCAATACTGCAATATTCTTTGGATCAGCATTAATTCTTAAGAAGTATGGCAGGTGGCAATAATGATAATAGAAAAAGACAAAGTTCTTAAATGTTGGATTGTATGGGAAATACACCATAATTACAAAATTGATAGACACCACGCAAAGACAAAAAGGGAGTGTAAGACATGGCTAAGTTCGAAAAATATGGAATACAAAAAATGACATTAAAGGACGAAAGTACACTTGCAGGTGAAAAGAGAAAAATGAAAGTAGAATGCCCAAATTGTAGGCATTTAATAAACTTTTATGCTTTCGAACATACTGATAAGAAACTATGTTCTTACTGCAAGATATATGTATTTAAGAATAAGAAGGAAGAATTTAATTATAGATTGAGGGAGGCAATCAAAAATGAAGATACAAATTAGTGAAATAGATAGAAGAATAATTGAAAAGGTATGTGAAAAGATAAATGTTTCAGTTGATATCGATGGTGACAATTGGATTGAAATTGACAGCATTCTTGCATTATTAGACGATCTTGAAGACGCATACAATGACTTGTCTTATGAATATGAAGAACATATAGAAAAGGTAAAAGATAATTATAAACCATGTGATGTCAATGACAATTGGAATTATTATGCAACATCAATTAAAAAACTAGACGAAGAATGCAATAGACAATATCAATTTATTATTAAGGAAGGACTAAAAGAAAAATATGACGAATACATTGGCAAAGAATAAAACAGCAGGGGTTGGCAAATATAGTTATCAATATGTTGATATAGCACAAATTCACGATTATTTAGAAACGATAAACGCAAAGTACATACAACAAATTAAACGAATTGACAATGACGATTATGTTATGACAAAAAGATGTTTCAATGACGAATGGGAAAACGAATGGTTGCAAGGTTGCAAAGTAGTTGACGCAACATTAGTTGGTGTCAAAAATCCTGCTCAGGAACAAGGAAGCGCTTTGACTTATGCGAGAAGATATTCTTTGTTGATGGCATTTGGACTTGCAACTGAAGACAATGACGCACAGGAACTTACACAAACAATTGAAGTAACTGAAGACTATGCAAGACAATATGTGTTTGAATTTGGAAAACACAAAGGCAATAGATTGGTTGATGTAATTGAAAGCGACAATGGGTACATTCAATGGTTGCTTAAGAATGAAAGCACCGCACCTGATTTATTAAAGTCAATTGAAATTCTTACAGGTGAAAAGCCAAAAGAAATTGATCTTGATAAAACAAAAAGACTTATGGAAATAATTGTTCAAAAAGAACTCGACACTGACAAAATTTTGGACTATTACAAAGTCGATAGTCTTAATGACTTAACGAATGAACAAATTGACGAGATAGTCTTAAAAAGGGGTTAAGACAT